CTTTTACACAAGCCGCGCAAGGAAAGAGCACTACAACGCGGAGCTGGCGAGGATCAGTACAGAGCAGCAGTTGCAAGATTTAGTGCCAGCCGCGCAAGTGCAGAAGGAAAGCTTTGCGATGGCGCGAGCGGTGCGCGAGTCATTGGCCAACCTTGCTGATCGTTTGAGCAATGAGCTGGCTGGTGAAAGTGATCCATCACGCATTCATCAGATGTTGGTGCAGGAGCACAGGCAATGTTTGATCGAGTTGTGTGATGCTTAATCCATACCGCGAAGGCTTTCTAGAAGGGTTGAGACCTGAACAGCCGCTAACTGTTTCTGAATGGTCTGATAAGTATCGAAGGCTGAGCAGCAAGGCAAGTGCAGAGCCTGGGCTTTGGCGTACGGATCGAACGCCGTATTTACGCGAGCCAATGGACTGTCTTTCCAGTGACAATCCTGTTCAGCGTGTGGTGATGATGTTTAGCGCACAGTCTGGGAAGACTGAAGCGGGGAGCAATTTTCTGGGCTATGTAATCGACCATGCACCGGGGCCGATGTTGTGCGTGCAGCCAACAATTGAGATGGCCAAGCGTCTGTCAAAGCAGAGGCTGGAAAGCATGATTCAGGACACGCCAAGGTTGGCCAGGAAGATTGCACCGGCCAGGTCAAGAGATAGCGGCAACACGATGTTTGCCAAGGAGTTCCCTGGCGGGATCATGTTGCTGACGGGTGCCAACTCTGCGACGGGTCTTAGGTCTGCGCCTTGTCGATTCTTGTTTATGGATGAGATCGACGCGATGCAGGAGATCCAGGGGGAGGGTGATCCTGTGAGCCTTGCGGAGAGAAGAACGACGACATTCGCGCGGCGCAAGATCTTGTTGACATCAACGCCGACGGTCAAAGACTTTAGCCGCATTGAGACTGAGTTTCTTAATTCAGATCGGCGTTATTATTACGTGCCTTGTCCAGCTTGTGGAAAGTTTCAACATTTGCAGTGGCCGCGGCTGAAGTGGGACAAGGGCAAACCTGAGACGGCGAAATATGAGTGCGAGCATTGTAAGGAGCGTTTTGAGGAGCACCACAAGACGCGATTCTTGCCACAGGGTGAGTGGCGGAACCATGCACCGTTTGACGGGAAGACGGCAGGCTTTCAATTGAATGGCTTGTATAGCCCTTTGGGCTGGGCGAGCTGGAGCCAGCTCACTGAGGATTTTTTGCGGGCTAAGACTGATCCAGCAGCATTGCGAACCTTTGTCAATACGCGCTTAGCTGAAACGTTTTCTGAGGATTACGCGGCTCAGGTGAATGCTGATGGTTTGATGGCGAAGCGTTTGGAATACAAGCCGGGCACCTGCCCTGAAGGCGTTGTGTTGCTAACGGCTGGATGTGACGTTCAGGATGATCGACTTGAGGTTTCTATATGGGGATGGGGCGCAGGCGAAACGGCTTGGTTGATTTGGCATTCCAAGTTGATGGGAGACCCTACTTCTGTTGAGGTTTGGGGTCAGTTGGATCAAGTCCTTAAAACTGAATGGGACACAGAGGGCGGCAAGCATTTGAAAATTGCCCAGATGGCGATTGACTCCGGCGGTCATGCAACGCATGAGACTTATAACTATTGCCGCGACAGGATCCGCCAAGGTGTTATTCCAATCAAGGGCAGCAGCAAGCGCAACAGCGCGGCGCTAGGCAAGGGCAGCAAGGTTGACGTTAATTGGCGCGGTCGCATCGTCAAGAAAGGCGTAATTCTTTACATGCTCGGCACTGACACAATCAAAACCACGTTGTTTGGCCGTATGAGGCATAAAGAAGGATTGGGGGGCATTAACTTTGGATTAGCTGCTGATCATGAGTATTTTCAGCAGCTAACAAGCGAAAAAATGCGTTTACGCTTTCACAGAGGCTTTCCTATCAGGGAATACGTGAAGAAGGCTTCAGCAAGAAACGAGGCGCTTGACTGTTTTGTTTACGCTTATGGAGCAATGCTGCTGTATTCCAGGCGGCTGCCTAAGTTGACAATGTGGGAAAACTTGCGCGAGAAATTGGAAGAAGGGGACACTAAGCCGCTAAAATCAAGCAATAAGTCGGTCAAGCCGGTCAAGTCGTTCGTGAATCATTGGTGACGTGAACATACCAAAACAGATTTATGCAGGGACTACGGTCAAGTGGAGGGATGACGCGGCAACAGGACCGTTAGACGAAAGCATCACAAGCGGCGTTGGGAATTATTCTCTTGTTTACTACCTGCGAACAAACACCAATCATGAAGGCCATACGGTCACTGGCACGTCTTATGGCACGGGTTGGGAGTTTTCTGTTAGTGCGACTGATAGTGCTGGTTTTGATGCCGGGGACTGGTATTTTTACGCTGAAGCATCTAAGGGCTCAGAAAAGTTTACGCTTGGCAGCGGAAGGCTAGAGGTTTTTTCAAGCCTTGCTTATACGGGGCAGCCTGGAGCATTTGATGGGCGAACCCAAGCGGAACAAGACTTGGATGCGGTGACCACTGCAATTCGTGAGATTGTTTCAGCGAAAGCTAAGTCATACACAATTGCTGGCCGATCCTTCACAAAGATCGATATCCCCGACCTTGTGGTTAGAGAAAGCCAGTTAAAAGCTATTGTTGTCCGAGAGCGCAAGGCTGCAATGATTGCAAACGGTTTGGGCGATCCACATTCTCTTTACGTGAGGTTCTGACATGGGCGTTCGATCTGCATGGCGTGAGCTTTGGCGCTTAAATCCTGAGCCAATGCCTCGCCCAAAGGCGCGAATGTTTGGCGGCGCGCAAGCCAATCGGCTTACAAGCGATTGGGTCACTTCTGTGACTTCAGCCGACCAAGAGATAAAAGGCAGTTTGAAGCGTTTGCGCTCTCGTTCGCGGCAGCTTGTGCGTGATAACGACTACGCAAAAGCGACCGTACGTGTTGTTCGCAACTCTGTTGTAGGGACTGGCGTCAGGTTGCAAGCGCAAATCAGAAGGCAGCGGGGCGGCAAGCTTGACACCAGACTGAATGAACAAATCGAAAAGGCTTGGTCAGGCTGGGGCCGTAAAGACAGTTGCAACACAGCAGGGCAGCTCTGTTTCGCTGATATTGAAAAGCTTGCTGTTTCGTCAATGTGCGAAAGCGGCGAAGTTTTCATTCGCATTGTTCGCAAAAAGTTTGGGCGCAGCAAAGTCAACTTTGCGCTTGAGGTGCTGGAAGCTGACCAGCTAGATGAGGATTATCAAAGTCCGGCTCGAACGGCTGGCTCTGTTTGGAGGATGGGTATTGAAATTGATAAGTTTGGACGAGCTCTTAATTATGCGTTTCTAAGCCGTCATCCTGGGGACACTGCATTTCCAACGCAGGCAAAAGAACGTCAACATATTATTGTTCCCGCAAAAGATGTTGTTCATTTATTTGATCGCGCATCTGGCAGGCCAGGTCAAACGCGTGGTGTCCCTTGGCTAGCGAGTGGAATGCAGCGTATGCACCACCTGGACGGATGGGAACAAGCAAGCGTCGTGCGTGCTCGCGCTAGCTCTGCATTGATGGGCTTTATTACATCGCCAGAGGGTGAGCTTGATGCGGGCGGTGAGGTTTACGACAATGAACGCGTTTCAGGCTTTGAGCCTGGACAATTTAAGTATTTGCAGCCAGGTGAAAGCGTCAGTATTCCAGACATGGATTCGCCTTCTGGAGAGTATGAACCATTCCTCAGGGCGCAGTTGAGAGCCCTTGCTTCTGGGGTTGGGTGCAGCTACGAAACAATTAGTAACGATTATTCACAAAGTAATTACAGCTCTTCACGGCTCGCCTTGTTGCAGGATCGCGACAACTGGCGGTCAATTCAACAATTGATGCGTGAACAGTTCTAGATCGGAAGAGCACACGTCTGAACTCCAGTCACTGACCAATCTCGTATGCCGTCTTCTGCTTGAAAAAAAAAAATGTATGAGCGAGGAGTCCCAACTATGCACACGATTTGGACTTGTAGCAGATACATGATGATTGACATCAACATCCCCCGGACCGAGATAAACACTTGCAGTGAT